GCGCAGGCAAGTCATCTATTGCATTACATATCGCAGCAAGACTAAAACAACCTACATTATATTTCTCTGCTGATACTAATGCACACACAATGGCTATGCGATTGCTTGCTATGAAAGCAAAGATGAGTCAAGCACATTCAGAATATATGCTTAAGACAGAACCAACCAAAGCAGAAGAACTCTTACGAGAGTTCTCTAATTTGTATTGGTCATTTGAACCTAGCCCTACACTCAAAGATTTAGATGATGAGGTATCAGCATTTGAAACTATGTGGGGTAGAAGCCCAACACTTATTGTTGTAGATAACCTTATGGACATAGCAATAGATGGACATGAAGAGTTTGCTGGCATGCGACAAGTAATGAAAGAACTCAAGTATCTTGCAAGAGATACCAATGCATGTGTGCTAGTACTACATCATACTAAAGAAGGTGCACTAGGTTATCCATGTCAGCCACGCTCAGCGTTGCAAGGCATGGTATCTCAGATACCAGCAATGGTATTGACAGTAGGACAAATGATTCAAGGACAAGACATATACTTATGTGTAGCCCCTGTTAAAAATCGTTATGGTAAAGCAGACCATAGCGGTCAAACATATGTATCCCTATCATTTGACCCAGCCTCCATGTACTTAGAAGATATAGTAAGAGACTACAGACAAGTAGAGATGAAAGTATGAACACATTAGATAAGATTCTAAATAGTTTAGAAGTAATAATTGACGGACATCCTGCACCAGTAGAACGTTGCGGTTGTAATGATTGTATTACTTGGTTAAACTTAATAGAGAAGAGTATGTAGTGGGCAGTGCAGCAAAAGCCAAAGGTTCAGGGGCAGAGCGAGATGTAGTTAAGTATCTCAAGCAATGGTTCCCTTATGTAGACAGACGCTTGGCTGGTGCAACCCTAGACAAAGGTGACATCTCAGGTATACCTGGAGTTACAATAGAAATAAAGAACCACGCTAAGATGGACTTAGCAGGCTGGACAGAAGAGTTGATAGTCGAGATGGCTAACGACAAAGCATGGACAGGCGTAGTGTGGCACAAACGTAAGGGTAGGGGAAGCCCTGAGGATTGGTACTGCACTATGCCTGGCTATGTGTATGTAGATTTACTAAGGAGAGCACTTGGACAAACCACAGATTGAAGAGTATCTTAATTACATAGGCGCCACCACACCTCCTATGGGTAGTGGTTGGCGCAAGATGAAGTGTCCGTTTCATATAGATTCACATGCAAGTGCAGCAGTAAACTATGACAAAGGAGCATTCATATGTCATGGTTGTGGAGTTAAAGGTGATGTGTACTCACTCATAATGTATAAAGAAGGAGGCGATTTCCGTGAGGCTATCAAGTTCGCAGCGTCAGTTCTTACTACTGGCGACACAGCAATACGCGGCAAGGCTAGAACTAGCAACAGAGTATCTATCAAGCCGTCATCTGTCGGTAGAAGAGGCAAGCATCTTTCATCTGGGAGTGGTCGAAGACCCAATGCCAGGCCATGAGCCATATAAAAACAGACTGGCTATCCCATACATCACGCCGTCAGGCGTGGTAGATATTAGATTCAGAGCACTGACACCAGAACAAGAGCCTAAGTATCTAGGCTTAGTAGGTAGCAAAACAACCATGTTTAATACACAGGCATTGTTTGCAGCCAATAAATATATATGTGTCACCGAAGGTGAGTTCGATTGCATTATGATGTCAGTCAAGACACCGCACCCAACAGTAGGTATACCAGGGGCTAACAACTGGAAGCCACACTATGTTAAACTATTAGATGACTTTGAAACAGTGATAGTATTGGCAGATGGAGACGCAGCAGGGCTAGAGTTCGGCAAGAAGATAAGCAGAGAACTAGGCAATGTCAACATCATCAGCATGCCTGATGGTGAAGATGTAAACAGCATGATAATCAAGAAGGGGAGCAACTGGATACATGAGCGAATCGAACAATGTATTTCCACCATTGGATAATACTTTTTGGGAACATCTTAAACACTTAGAGTTCTCTATTGGTATACCAATCTCAGAGACCAAGATGCTAAACATCTTAGGGGCACTAGAAGATATATATGTTGCACTCAGTAATGACGATATAGAAGAAGCAACCCATTGCCTTACAGCATTAGGTGCACTGTTAGTAGCATCCAAGTATGACAAGGCAGATGAAGTATGGGAAGAGTTAGTAGTTAAAGAAGCAATGCACAACTTCGACAAACACTTAAGGGAAGTAATAGATGAAGACCAGTGATGATGTAGATGTAATCCTACATGAACTAGCAAAGATTATGTACAGAAAGCATAAAGATTATGGCCCTAAGAACATAGCAGAAGCACCTGGCGGTCCCATGAATGGATTACGTGTGCGTATGTACGACAAACTTGCACGCCTTAACAACCTTATAGATACAGGCGACACGCCGAACTATGAAAGTATCGAAGATACTCTCATTGACCTAGCAAACTATGCCATAATAGGCCTACTAGTCCAACGCGGACAGTGGGAAGGCGTACCTAATGGCGCAGCGAAGCAGACGGATAGTAGTCCTAAGTGACTTACAAATTCCGTACCAAGACAACCGAATAGTAGACGCAACACTAGCCTTTATTAAAGACTATAAACCAGATGAACTGTGGTGTGTTGGAGACGAACTAGATGCACCCGAACCTAGTCGTTGGAACAAAGGTATGGCGGGTGAGTATGCAGAAACATTACAAGACAGTATAGATTTAACGTACGAAACAATGGCTAGTTACCGTAAAGTATTAGGTAACAAGCCATTTGTCATTCAACGCAGCAATCATACTGACCGCATTGATACATACATACGCAAGTATGCACCAGCATTTCAATCACTTGATTCATTAAAGATTGAAACGCTATTAGGTTATGACAAGTTAGGCATCAGATATCTACATAAAATGACAGAACTATTACCTGGTTGGGTAATGGCACATGGAGATGAAGGCGCACTTAACCGTGCACCTGGGGCTACTGCACTTAACTTAGCAAAACGATTAGGCAAATCAGTAGTGTGTGGGCACACACATAGGGTTGGCTTACAACATGAGACATCAGGAATGTATGGAAAAACCAGTACTTTATACGGGTTAGAGGTCGGTCACATGATGGATATGTCAAAGGCTCACTACCTAACATCAGGTTCTGCCAACTGGCAGCATGGTATAGGTATCCTTGTGGAGACTAACCGCAAGGTTACTCCATTTGCAGTACCTATTGTTAATGGTGAGGTACACATTCCCTAATGTCTTACATTGAAAACTACAATTATTTAGTACAACAACTCGCTAGTGAATATGCTAAACGTTATACAATGGTAGAACATGATGACATAGCACAAGAGATGTGGGTATGGTTTGTTGCTCATCCCAATAAGTACAATGAATGGTCAGCACTAGACCAGAAAGACTGCGACAAGGTAATAGCAAAGTCATTACGTAATGCATCTCTTAAGTTTTGTGAACGAGAGAAAGCAAAACATAGTGGCTATCAAGCATCTGACTTGTATTACTATGATGCATCAGTGATAGAAACTTTCCTACCTTCTATCATTGGTAACTCATATGAGATACCAAGTAAGATACAAGACCTAAATGCTAACTCTGGTAGCAGTGTTCTAAGTGAAGGTAACAACTGGCTAACACTAAGAGCAGATATAGAAAAGGCTTACAACAAACTTAGTGAAGCCAAACAAAATGTACTACGTCTACGCTTTAGCGTTGAGCAGCCTGACTGGTCAGAGTTAAGCAAAGACATGGGCAGCACACCAGATGGTGCACGTATGAAGGTACAGCGAGCAGTCAACTCTATTATTAAAATACTAGGTGGCTGGAAACCGTACCGAGATAACGATACAACAAATGTTTGACCTCAGAGGTGAGCCTGCCTTTGCCTGTATATGCGGATGTAAAATGTTTAAACTCACAGTAATGTGGGATGAAGAAACCAGAGCAGTTGGCTGGTATGATTTAAAACAAGAATGTATTGAGTGCGGTACATTAACTACCGCACCAACAGAAATAGATGGATGTGAAGAATGAACTCAGAAGCAGTATTAACACTTATGAAATTGCGTAAAGCAAAAGAAGAAGTACAACAGTTAGAGGCTGAGTACCGTAAACTATGCGAATGCAATGATATGATTTCTGGTGCTAAGCCCGATTCAAAATCTCAAAAGTGGTCGTATGAAAAGATATACAAAACATGTAAATACCATGAGGTAAGGTACTATCACGATGCCAAACTATGACTTCAAATGTGAGACGTGTAATACAATACTTGAAGTGCAAGACCCAGCACCACCATCATGCACATTGTGTGGCAACACAATGGCACGCATCTGGACAGCCACTGCCGTGAAGTTTAACGGCAGCGGATTCTATTCAACAGGAGGATAAATGTTTAAACCCAGTGATACACCTAATTGTGAGTCAACAGATAACGAATTGTTTTTTGTTCCAGATGGAATGAGTACCTATCCAGAACGCAAGGTGCTTAAAGCAATTTGTGGAGCATGTATAATAAAGAAAGAATGTCTTGAGTTCGCACTCAAGTACAATGTATCGGGTTACTGGGGCAATACAACTGAACATGAACGTACCAAAATGCGCAAGCAACTTAATATAACAGCAATACCAATGTATCTAACATATAACTAGGAGACACATGACAATAGTAGAGATAGCAGTAGGTGTACTTATCGGTATATTGACACGAGACATGGCTAACAACCTGTACTATGAAGCACGATACCGCATACGCAGAAAGACAAACCCTAGAAACTACACATTTTCACTAGAAAATCTTAAAGAAGAAGAAAACTAAAACAGAAAAAGACCCCCGCCAGGTAGGTTAATGTACCTGAGCGGGGGCTTCTTGTCTCTATGGGGCTGTCAAGCCCCTTAAAAGGGTATTACTTTGAACCGCGACCAAACTCTGTAGCAGATGGGTCTAGCCACTTGAGTAGTGGACCAGCAAATCCAGCGACTGCTGCCATTGCTAGTGTCTTAAGGTCTGTTTCACCTGCAAGATAGAGTGCTACTGCAGCAGATGCCGCAGCACGAAACCAAGTAAGTGCTAGTTGTTTGAATTGCTCCATTATATCCTCCTATAGGAATTAGGACTTTGCCCCGTGTAA